ACCGAGGAGTTTTAAATTGACCCCTGAGTCCTCCATAGATATTGACCTTCCATCCGCTACCGAGATTCAAACTATCGAGATACTTACGGGTCTTTCCCTGCATCAATGACGTAAAGACCCACTCTCTCTTCTTGTCTTTTGCATCAATCAGCATACTATCAAGAAATACTGCGGAATCATCTCCTGTAAAATTGTTCTCGGGACGACGGTTTAAATGATAAGGATTAAGTAACCAAGTATGAAATAATTCTTTAGGATACTGAGGTAGCATCATTGAGATATCGCCTCCTAAGAAACCGGCAATCAGCATCTTGTTCTTCATCGCTTTGATAGTTTCAAGAGCTTCTAAGAATTGAGGTAGATACTTCTCAACATCATTCGGCACGATCTCTTGCATGTCTCTAAGGTAAGGTCGAAATAAGTTATCCTTATCGAGAGCTGAGACTGCGTCCCAGATAGAATCGGCCTGCCAATCATCGATGGCGAGTATACAATCCGGCCTCTGGCTGATGGCCCAGAGACCATTGTAAAGATATCGAGCAAATCCAGCTGGATTATGAATGAAAGCAATTACTTTATCGTAAGAATCTAAACTCTCACCTATTACCGCATGAGTGTGATGAACAGTGTGTCCCATATCTCTAAGAGCGTGTATGAGCGCGTACTGAGTGTTCACTACTTCTAGATCCTGCCTTAACCAGAAGTTTTCGATACACTGTGCTGAATTCATTCCTGTGACTAATATCTTCATGAGAGGTATTTAGATGCTATAAGTTTTTTTAAAGTATCTTCTTCAAAGTTCTTATCGTTAAATTTTCTATTTCGAGAAGATGGGTGCGGTAGAGGGTAATGAGTTATATTTAGCTTCTCTAGAGTGTGATGCGAGAAATTTCCTAATGTAAGAATATGTTTATAAGTTTTAGTAATACCTAATATGCGAGATTGATCTACTAACTTAGGATCTTCTTTATCCACGTGATACGGTATAACATTCGCAAAATCGTAAGGAACTTCCAGCCGTTCGGCCCATCGAGCGATACGATTCATAGTAGTATTCTTATGTGGAAAACCTTTACCGGAAGCAGGATTTGAACCCAGTATTAGAACTTTCTCTTTCATTCGCTAAACTCCCATGTCACTCTCGCCTCTTCAAATAAGCTTAGAGTTAATTCGCACGAATCTTTCCAGGTTCCAGCAATATCTATTTTAGGCATAACGACATGCTTGCAACCAACTTGGATCATTCCTTTTGCGCATTCAGAACAAGCAGGTAGTCCATGAATAAACATTGTAGAATCTCGAAGAGATACTCCATTCATTGAAGCATTATAGATTACATTCATCTCTGCATGTACTACATACTTATATTTAATTTCTCTGTTGTTATATCTTTCTTCAGAATCTTCAATTCCTCTAGGAAAACCGTTATATCCTTGAGAAAGCACCTGACCTCGATCTCCAATCGCTACTGCACCAATCTTACGTGATGGATCTTTAGACCATGAAGCAACTTCTTTAGCAAGACTTAAATACCTACCTTTCCATTTACTGTTCATTTGTTAAAAGGTTAAAATGTCTTTCATATACGTGTAAAGACCCTACATTCCAGATAATGTCACCTTTTTGATAGTTCTCTTCCGATTTAATATTTAGATCTTGAAGCAAACGATCTTGTACTATCGATTGCCAATAGCGATCATTTTTATATCCAAATAAAACATCATTGCTACGCATCTGTACTACAGCGTGAAGCTTATTATCACGAATAAGATATTGTACTGCATTAGTGCACATGAAGTCTGACATTCCATCTTTACAATAATCTTGATGCATCGTCGGACGAGTGTAAATCATTATCGCTCTACGGCTATTGGGATTCGAGAGTAATTCTAAAAGAGTTGACCAGTATTGTTTATGATTCTGAGATGAATATACACACCAGCCATAATTAGAATTGATTTCGCCTTTAGTAGATGCAACGTGCTTCCAGATCTGCGGAGCACCGCCAGGAATATCGTCTACTTTTAAAGATAGTGAGTCATACCATTGAACTTCACGATCGGCATATTCGGTAACTTTACCAAAGATAGCTTCTTCATCGGCAATGAAGTTTGCGCCAATCATTTCAATCGTTTTTACGCCCGTCTTATCTGTAACGAATCTTCCTGCTGCTAATTCGTCACGGAAGTACTGACGTATGTCTTTAACTCTTGGAAGGTTTATCATTGTTTTTCTTAATTGGACGATTTAAGAAATCGCGATCGTCTAGTTGACCGTCAATACCATTGCGTATATATGCAACAATAAAAGATGAATAATTGATAAGATCTTTGGCAGAATCTTCAATCGATTCGAAGTTAGGTTGATAGCTAGGATCATTTTCCATTGCTTCTAACACGGATCTCATTCTTAAGGTTTTAGCGTGAATGACATCAAGAATAGAAGCAATTCCTCTTGGATAATAATCGGCTTGACGAATCCTACTATTAGGATTCTGATAATCGTTAGACTTTTTAGTCTGTAGTTCGGCGCATTCTTGTAGAACTTTAATGGATTCTTTCATAAAGAAAAAATACTACACTTAGAGCTGTAGTTTGTAAACTACAAAATGCGTAAATCTATCAAAATATTACGCTTATTTGCAGCAAATTCATTAAATTCATAACCTATCCTACCATTGTCATATTCATTCTTTCTAAAGTAGCCTTGTTGGGCAGCCAGTGCCTTTAGGTCTATCATCCATAAAGGAGTATAGCGATAGGTGGAATCCTTCAATAGTTCATATCCAACCACTATTAGTACGTCACAATACTTTGAGCTATTCATCAATGATGCCATCGTGCTCTGAGATATGTACCAAGTAGGAGCTTTAGATTTCATGTGAAGAGTTTTCACTTGAATATTTCTATCCTCACAGGTTAAGTCTATCTGGCGATCTGCGTAAGAGAGATTACTTTTTGCATTTTCTACTGCAGGAGAATACTCTTTAAAGTGACCAGTTAATAATAGAGCCTCTTCACCACCTATACCTGCTTCAGAATTTGATTCGATCATCTCTTTAGTTCGATATCTAGGATGGCCAGGTTTAAACTTTTGTTCAATTACGATATTATTCACAAACTTATTCAGCTTATCTGAATAATCTTCTTTTACATTGATGATGACAATATTCTGTAAAGCCGTCATTACTACATCATTAAATGGGTAAAAGCTAGTAGTAGTAGTAGTAGTGATCATGCTGTAGCGTGTCTATATGCGTATTCTATTGCTCGGTCTGCTTCATTCTTGAGAGGTCGCTGCTGATATATATTCGCTGTATCCATATCCAATTGACGAATGATTTCAGCGATTTCTCCAGAAGTGATTGCATACTTATTCTTAACTGCATTACAAGCTATACTCGTCATAAGCTTATATATCATTCGGTATCTACCAGAACCATCTATTAATGCTATACTTTTATACTCATTGATAAGTTTCTTATTAACGAATGGACAATCTCTATAAGAATTCCATTTCACATCGCGATTCAACATTGATTCTTTTCTAAACTTAAGAATCTCTTTCTTTATATTATCAGGAAGTCTATCTAAGAATCCTGTTCCAATCTTTTCAGAGAATTCATGCTTTGACATTAGCTCAGCAGGATTCATAATCTCGCCTTTTACTGTAAATATAAAGTTATCTGCATTTGGATATTGTGCAGGAACATAGTACATACGACTAAAGTCTTTTGCCTGTTCGTCTCCAATAGAATTAAATTCTTTGCTTAACGCGTACCAAAAATGTCGAATTTTTTCATTTGAGACAGGACAACTTAATGGAAATACTAAACGAAACTTTGGTTTTTCTTTAGTAGAAGATGCTGTAGAATAGCAAACAAAATAATATTTATTTTTATACTTTTCGATTATATCTTCAAATTTACCCTCATAATTATCTACATCTAGTGCCGCCCATCCGGCCCATTCTATCACATTTGCGTTAGACCTAGTGCAATCTGGTTTATAAATTGCTGGAGATATTAATGGTGAAGATCTTTTTCGCTCTCCGCGCTTTGCTTTATATCCTGGCAACTTTGAAAGACTGTAAAGTAAACGCTCAAAGGTCTGCCATGTCCCAAAGTCCATTCGCTTTGAGGTCGTATTATCAAAAATAGATCTAAACAATGTAAGACTATACTTCATTCAGTCTGCTTAACATTCCAGTATTCTCTTGATGCGTAGGAGTAATCCATCCCTCTGGCTTAATCAAATCTGGAAGACCTAAAGGATTCGGTCTACTCGCTTTAATTCCTACTTGTTTAGACATGTTTGCCTTATGCACTTCATCCCAAGCTTTATAGGAATCAACATCAAATGCATTTAATGTGCCTATTGCGACAACACATAAATCGACAAGGGCATCAACTACATCATCGGCGTTATCTGCCAGTTTTAATTCATTCAGTTCTTCTTCCAAAAATCTAATTCGAAATCCTAAGAAAGCTAAAAGCTTATCGTTATCGAAGTTTCGCACGACAGGATTCACTCCAAACTTATCGTGCATGTCTTTAATGTCTTGTGGCCAATCTTTGCTCATGTGTTAATAGAATATATTGTTTTAGTTAAAATGTAAATCAAGAAAAGAAATCTTCTAGATTTGATCCGCCTTCAGCTCTCCAACCAACAGCTTCAAGTATCTGAGACAGTGGGTCAAGGAACGTTTTCTCAAATTGTTTATCTCTATCTACATACTTATGAAGATTCAATTCCTTGGGTAATACATCTACAAAAGATATAACATTCTCTTGAATTACATTTGGAACCTTTAAGTACGTAAACTTTATTTTCTCACCGTTCTTAATCAATTCGTATTTCTTCTCAAGACCATTCTTTTTAATATGATGATTAAATAATAAAGAACCTCTTACATGAATAGGAGTGCCTGTTCCTCCTGATTTCTTGTATATCGTAGAAGCTGAAGACCATTCACTTAAATTAGAAACACTTCGAGGAAACGCTATTTTTTCTGGTGGTAGTTGCTCAAATGATGAACGGAATTCAGCAATTTCTTTCTGAACTGCAACTTCATTTGCAGTCATTATAGTCTTAAATAGACCTTTCATTGCATCTCTACAAACTTCAGGAGTAGAAGACTTGATGGCTTCAATTCCCATGATCTTAATCTCGGGTTTGTCGTATTGAACTCCTTCATTATTATGAACATTTAAAATGTATCTTTTCTTTCCCGTCCAGATACCACGATCAGCAATTGCTTCTCGTTTCATTGACATACGATTTGTAGGACAGCCCATTTGCTTTGCTAATTTTTCATAAGCGGTATTTAGAATAGGAGTGACTCCTTTACCGCAAAACTCATCTAGAAACTTGACTGGATTCTTAGGTTGAAACTTTTCTACAACCTTGGCCATATTCACATATAAAGAATCAGTATCAATCGCAATTACGTAATCTACATTATTACTTTTAAGAATTTGATTTAAATACTTATTGACTGCCTTTTCTGCCCAACAAATTGCTGTTTGGCCAGATATAGTTACTGCCTCAGCAACTCCTACGTCAAAGTAACGGAAATATTGATTGCCTAAAGCTCCGTACAAAGAATTTAAAAGGATTTTTACGGCCGTCTGTTGATTATCTAAGCGCGATATATCTCTTTCAAGTTTATAAATTTCTACCTTATCTCCTTTCGGAATAGTAGATTTTTTCTTCTGAGCATCAATCTTTGCTTTCTTTAAAATAACTCGCTTATCATAGATCTCATTAATGATTCGAGGAATGATTCCAACTTTATCTGTTCTAAAATGAACACCATTTGCAGCAGTTATAACGTTATCTAAAACAGGAGTCCAAGTTTCCTCATTTAAAATTAACTCAGGGCTAATGTGCGGTGTTATCTCTTTACATATCGTTTCAGGCGACATGTTATATTGAATAATTAGATTTGGATACAGAGAATTTAAGTCAAAAGAACAAACCCAATTGTGAAGCCCTACTACTGGATCTTTTACATAACCTCCCGCAAAAGTTGAAATCTTTCCACTCGTACCACTCCTGGATCCTACATCAGCGCCTCTTACAATATAATTATGAATAGGTTTTATCTGATTAATGCTTGGAGCAATAAATTTTCTCGCGAGATCTCTATAAATGATAGAGTCCCAAATTGCAGTAGTTCCTAAAGTATCTGAATAATTTACTCCGCCGATATAAGCTAGAGTCATAACTAATGTTATAAGACCTAATTTATCTTCTAATTTTTCTACTAGATCTACGTCAGTTATATTGTAATCAATATACTTTTGAAAATTCTGTTCATATAAATTATTTAAATTTCCATACTCTTCGTAGGACAGTTTAGTCGTTCCTAAAACAACGTGAGCAATATTTCCTAAACGATAAGATTCTTGTTGTCCATATGTAAGTGTAGTAAACTTCTTAAACAGATCCATATAATCTAGTTGAGAGATTCCAGTTATCTCCCACGTCTTCATTACTTTACCTTTTATTTGTTGCTCTTTCTCTTCTACCTTTCCCCAAGGAGATAAACGTTTTGCAGTTTCTTCTCCAAATAAACGTATTATTCTATTAATTAAATAAGGAATATCAAATCCTCTGCTATTCCAGCCAGTGATTACATCAGGTGTATTAGTTCCATTACTAAACCAGGAAACAAAATCTAACAACATATCACTTTCTTCAGAGAATTGGTGATAATCTACCTTACCTTTAAAGATTGAAATCTCTGGGTCATATTCCTTTATTCCCCAGACGTGAAAAATATTATCAATGTTATTTTTTATACTTATTGCTGTTATCGTGTGTAGAGCTTGATCGGCATGAGGAAATCCATCGTCAGACTTTACTTCAATATCCAAGACGGCAACGTTAATAAGATTTCTATCAAAGTAGATTTCATCAGGAAATCTTTCGCGCATGAACTGCGCAGTCCATCTAGTATTTCCAAAGATATTAAAAGACGATATACCTTCGTACTTTTCAGTGAAATCTTTTGCCTCTCTCATAGAAGAGAAATTTAAAGCTTCTAGGTTTGTTCCATCGAGTGAATGCCATTGTGTCTTTTCGGCCTTTGAAGGAATAAACAGAGTGGGCTTAAACTTTATCTTTTCACGGATTTGACGACCATTATCATAACCACGATAAAGAATGTCAGACCCAAATCTACTTACATTTGTATAGAATTTCACGATATATCAATACAGTAATTATAAAAAAGCCAGATGTACAATTTAAAGTACATCTGGCTAAAAAGAATCTATTAACTTAGTATTTTAAGCAACTCCAATAATTTCTTTATCTTGTGGTACGATAAGGTTTGAATGCATTTTTATATATTCATTCATCAGCTGAGTCGTAGGATCAACGATGAAGACTACGTATTTTGATGAAATGCATACGGCTTCGTTTTTTGCATAAGGTAGCCAATGAGAAAACCCAATGTTTCCATTGCCGGTTGGAATAATTACTGCTGGCAGTTTTAGTAGATATTTTTCTCCTATAACAGCTAGATCGCAAAGAATTTCTTCCCCCGATGTTAAACGTACAATTTTTATATTGCTCATAATGTATTTGATTATTGGCTAACGATTAAAGTTCAGTGTGTTGCTTCTCAACAGTACTTAATAGTCTCTATATATATTAGCTCTTATTAACCTTTAAGAAAAGACTTCTTTTTTTCAAAGTTATTGCCAATCTTGATCTTCTTAGGTTTTTGTTCTTCAGGAATCACTCTTTCTAAACCAATAGTAAGGAAACCGTTTTCCAAAGAAGTGCTAGTAATCTGAACATGTTCGTTCAAAGTAAACACTCTTGTAAAGTTACGACTGGATATACCCTTATGAATATATGCTCTCTCGTCATCCTTAGTACCGGTCACGGTGAGTACCGATTCCTTCTGTTCAATGTCGAGGTTTTCTTCTTTGAAACCTGCAACTGCTATCTCTATTAGGTAATGATCCTCATCTATTTTGACCACATTATGTGGTGGATAGTTAGGAACTTCCGAGTTAAGCGCAGTACCAATCTGATTAAAGAGTTGGTCGAATCCAATAAAGGATGCGCGCGGGAATGTATATGTTGTAGCTGTCATGTATCTGATCCTCCAATTAAGCGAGGTTATAAACTCAGAGACCAGTTAAGCATCTCTGTGAACGATGGAATTACCGTTCAATTTTATTTATATGATTTACCAGTGTTACCAATAGAATATTTAGGTAAAAGTTGCCAATTTGCTTTATCTTTATGCGGGATAATTTTAATTTGGCGAAGTGGTGCTTTTAAAAGTACTTGTGTTGGGTTAGTTATGCTTAATAGACCCCAATCCGATAATAAAGTAGCAATAGTATTTCTTCGTTGAAGGTCATTCTCAGTTAAATTTGAAGGCTTACCATCGAGTAAAAATAATTCTTTAAAGTGTACTATAAAATATCTACCTTGTTTATGTAAAATATGACAAGACTGATAAAGTTTATTTGCTTCTTTTCTAGATGCAACTCCTATACGCGTTAAAGTTTCCCTCACTTTCAGAAAATCATCTGGTTCGTTGAGAGTAATTTCAAGCATCATAGTAGGATTCCAATCTACTGGAATCTCTATTACTGCATTATTTACTACCTTATTTGTTTCGTCGTCCACCGGTATTTAATTTTAATTTAATAGCTTCAATTTGCCCTTGACTCAATATTCTTAAAGCAGATTTGGCCTTTTCATTACTGCAGCTATAATATTCTTTAATTATCTTGAGAGAATCAGGTTCGTGGGATTTAATCCACTTGCTGAATCTTTTTTTCTTACTGATACTATTTATACAAAAATCAAATTGTAACCTATTATCCAAAAAATGATGTATATTCATCTCATTAACTAACAATATAGTATCTGCAAAATAAGAAAGACTTCGATTTATCAGATAGGGATCATAGGCCTTTTCGGCGATATCATCGACCATGATATCCTTTTTACTATAGTTTATAGCGTTTAAGTACTCAAATGGATTCATTTATTATAGTTTATTTCCATTCTACCGATGCCATTAATTCAGTCATACATGCTACTATATTTAGTTCATGATCAGCAACAAAGCTATTCTTATATTGATACTCTGCTAAGATAAGAACTATTTGAGGAACACTTTCTGGTTTTGAATATTCAACCATATTGTCATATATTTTACGAAATATGACAGCCGGCTCAACATCCACATTATTTACAACCCAAGACCTCATACTTTTAAAATCTTTGTCTTTTAAAGATTTCATAAGAGATGCTATACTAACATCAGATAGATTGATCAATATACCGCTATCAATTTTACCAGATACACTATATCTTTGGCATTCTCCAATAACTCTTCTCCAGTCTGGCGCAAAGCGACATATCATATCTGCCAAAACCTTTGACTCGTAAGAGACTTTTTCAGTCTTTAAAATCATCTCTAAGCGTTTCATAAATTTACTTGCAAGATCTGCAAGTTGCTTCTTTGAAGTATTAAATTCAATAACTGCGCATCTAGAATGAAGAGGTTCTATAATTCGATTTTTAAAATTACAGGTAAGAATGAATCGACAGTTATTTGAAAACTCTTCAATAAATCCACGAAGTGCGGGTTGAGTAGACTGCGGATTTAAATAATCTGCCTCATCGAGAATAACGACCTTAGGACCGCTATTCATTAATGAGATCGAACTTGCAAATTGCTTTATCTTTGTACGAAGTATATCAATACCAGATTCTTCAGATCCATTTATAAGGATATAGTCTAGATTAAGAGTTTCGCACATCGCTCTTGCAACTGTCGTCTTACCTAGGCCAGCAGTACCAGATAAAATAAGATTATGCATTTCTCCAGAATCTACAATCTTTTGAAAAGTTTGTTTTAGATTATCTGGAAGAATACAATCTTGTAAATGCGCGGGTCTATACCGCTCCGTCCATAGGAACTCATCTTTAGTTATCATAAAAATATGATACTAACCAAGTATTATCGACATGTACATATCTCTAATCTCTGCATCCTCGTTCTCAAACTGAGCAACGCTCTGACGATGATAGAGATTTGCAACTTTCCGAAAAGTTTTTGCAGATATTTTGTACTTGTCTTCTAAAGCTTTAGCAATTTCATTAATTTGAATTTGCTGTGTCTTAATATCAGAAAGCACTTCTGAAATTTGATCTAATGCTATTTTAATAGCTTGTACATCTTCTGGTGTATTTGGAATATTGCTCATAATATAAAAATAGAGCGCTGTTTAAAGACTGCGCTCCAAAAGTCTATTTACTAATTTACTTATTAATTAATATTAAATATTTGCACCACTAGTATTATCAGTATCTACTGGACCTTGAATCGAAGCCATAGCTTGATTTTGAACCATGGGAATAGCAACTGAAAGAAAATCAATGAAACGATTTAGAGTCACACTAACAAGTCTTGCTTGATCATCTGGATAAACTCCAGCATCTTTAGCTAAATTAATTAAAATGACCGCGTTTTGCAAGTCAATTAAGCTTAATTGTGGACCTGGTGGAGGTAAATTAGGTGTATTATCAGTAGACATATTATTATATATTAAAGTTATTGTTTGCCAAATGTACTAATTTTTTCTAAAGCAATGTAATAATTTACAGGAACTGTAGTATTCTCAAAATGACTTATAAGCTTAGAACTAATTGAAACTGCATAATCTCCTGGCATCATCTTAAGATTTCCAATCACTATTACGAATGAAAATGGTTCTTTACACTCATTATCGCTATCAACTACGAGGCTATACTTATTAGCCGATGCATTTTTTATATCACTTACTTGAAGAGTTATCACTCCATTTGATCCAATAATTTCAAGAGTAGCGTGACCCAAAACCGATGCAGCCTTTTTAATTTTATTAATATAAGATGCAGAAAGAGCAAACTTTACTTCTGCTTTTGGCATCGTAACATTTTTACTTGGTGCGGTAAGAAGCTCAGGTGACGAGTAATAATAGCGAATAGACGTATTACCTTCATTTATTGCAATTGAATCGGAAGTAAATTCAATGTCAGGATTATCTACTAAAGAAAGCGTAGATAAAAATTCTGTCAAATCATATATACCAAATTGATTTGGTATATCTTCTTCAATTTTTGCACTCGCAAGAATGTTTTTAGCTTCCGCAATTGTTGAAATGGTCTTACCTGGCTTAAAAACCATGTTAGGATTAATGACTGAAAAGTTTTTCAGTACGTCTATTGTAGTTTCAGATAGTTTCATAATATAAATGACTTATTTATCAGTATTTGGGTTGGCTGTTCCGATATCGTGTTCATATAAAAAAAATAAACAACATGCTGCGTGTGCTAAATGATGTTTTCCAGTTTCAGGATCCATTTGTTCTCCTTTTTTCCATGCCCACATATGGCGCTGTGCAGCATCATAATATCTTCTTTTAGATTCTGGAACATATCTCCAATTTTCTCTCTCATACTTTTTAGCGCCAATAGTTAAAACTGTCGCTAATTCATTAAGAGCATTTGGTGGAATTAAACCGTATTCAGGTTTATCGTTGTCAAATTTACGTCCAAAAGTATTAGGATATTTTGTATTAATATTAGTCATGATTTACTCAATGATCATTATGCTCAATTAATAAAGTAAGAATAGAGGCTGGAGTGGGGTTTCTCCAGCCTCTACGATTTCAACTTTACTTAGAGTTTTTTGTATCTAAACGATACTCAAAAACTTTGTTTCCTTGTTTGTTAACACGGACACTTGAACGAATAGCAATGCCTTCATCACGCATCCGCGCTACGACTGCTGATGGATTGGCAATATTTAGATGTGCTTGTGCCTGCGCCGTAGTAACTCTCTTGGTTTTAGTAAGATAGTTATACAAACGTGTTTGTTGATTACTTGCTGTAGCCATATGATCTTTCTATATGTTAGTTCGATCATTCATTTAATATTACAGTAAAGATCGAAATTACTGTAATAAATTAATATAAAGCAAATTAATATAATTGTAAATATTAAAATTGCAGCGATATAAACTTTATTATTATTATACTGTTAAAGGTTGATTTTCAGTAACACTTATCGTATTCTCAACAATACTATCTTTAGGTCTATTTACGCTAGCATCTATTTTAGTGTAAAGATCAAGGAAGGCTATCTTCGTATCTTCATCAAATCTAGATATACAAAGTTGTATAGATTTTAAGCGGTCTTGGAAGATTGAAAATGTTTGAGTAATATGGCAAAGTCTACGCGTAGAAACTAATTCATCCACTCCTTCAGCTTCATAGGTTTTACGAATAACTTCAGACCACGTGGCTAATTTTTCTGCAAAATCATTATCGCACTTTCCGTATTTTTCCATGTGATTCAAGATAATCTTTTTTTCAATAGCTAATGTTGGATAAGATTGTTCAAATGTTACGACAAAACGTTCTAAGAAAGCTTCGTCAATCATAGTGGCAGTTACAAACTTTCCATCTTCAGAACCTCTGCCTTTTGTGTTTGCAGTAGCAAATACATTAAATCCTCGAGCCGGCTGAATAACTTCGCCAGTTTTCTTAATCATAATTGGTTTGCCTTCTAGTACTCCTTGAAGGCACATAATTTTACTCGTAGATCTATCTATTTCATCTATAAGAAGTATTGCTCCGCGCTCCATAGCTTTTACTACAGGACCTTTTGCAAATACTGTCTCTCCGTTAAGTAGTCGAAATCCTCCAATAAGATCGTCTTCATCAGTCTCTGGAGAGATTTGCACTCGAATATACTCGCGCTCTAGATCTGCACAAGCCTGTTCTATCATCATAGTTTTACCATTTCCAGATAATCCAGAAATATAACATGGATAGAAATTTTTAGATTTAAGAATATTTAAGATATCTGAATAATTTCCCCATTTCTGATAAGTAGCATCTTTTAAAGGTATATAGGTGTCAGTGTTTATGATTGAAGTCACTGGTGCCGCAAGCTTCATAATTTTTGCAGATGACTGAGGATTATTGCTATTAACGGCAATAAAGGAACTATAGTCATAAAGACCTCTATGAATCCTATATTTGTCATCTAACAGTTCTTTATACTGCTTCAATTCGAGTGAAAGCGATTGAGCCGCATCATCGATTTGTTTACGGCGAAATTCTGTTTTGTCAGGAAAATTGCTCTTAAGTTGAGCAATGATAGTATTTGAGTATGTATTCAATGTATTCATAATAAAAAGAAGATTACATATCTTACAATATTTCGTAGAATATGTACATATAAACAAAAAGTATAAGTTGTTAATTACCAATTACTTATGAAAGTGACTCTGCGAACTTAGTTGCAAATATTCTATTATTTTTCTTAGATTTATTAAATTTTGAGAACTCTTTAGCCATAGTGCTACGGCTCATGTTTTCGGTAATCTCTAATTCATCCGACTGTACGTCTAAATCATTCCCAGAAGCAACTACGAAGTACTGATCATAGCCATGCACCTTTGATATACAAATTGACTTGTTATTACGGTATTCGTATTGGAATTTATCATCCCAAAGCTGTGCGCCTTTCATCCAGTTATTGCCTTCTTTTTTTGCAAGTGCACCTATTATTCTAGTCTTTGTATTTGCTCTGGTTGAAGGTATATAGAATCCAATAATGTTACACCCAGTAGTAGCTTTTAGATGTCCTAAAAGCTTTTCGCAGCAGTCGCCTTGATGAAGCTCTGAGATAAACTTTTTACCATTCAAAGACATATCGACCCGGCGAGCGTATCCTTTTCGGTCGTAAGTTTTTTCATCATATCTATTATTCTTTATGAAATTTAATGTGCAGCCATCACCATCTGTAAGAAATAACACATTCATTTTTTGTACTCCATGTTTAGCTTGAAACTGTGGAACTAACTTATGTGCCATTATTACCACCTCATTTAAAGGAGTATCTCCTAAATATTCTATTTCAGAAAATGCGTCCGAATGCTCACTTCTAATATAGAGATCTTGAATAGCTCTTTGAAATTCAGACTTTTTCATATTTGAATTAATTAAGTCTAGCATAACTACACGCGATATATCGACAGTGCTTTCTTTTTCAAATTCAATTTTAAGTTTTTTATATCTCTCTACGGCAAGAATATTACCACAAAAAGTATATACTTGAAAAGGTATTCCTACTGATTTACAAAAAAGACAAAGTGTAATTATGTGTTTTAAGACATGTTTAAGCACTGAAGACATTGAACCTGAGTAATCTATAAACATTATCATACCATGATTCTTGGCATTAGCTAATTGCATCGTGCTTAAGAATATATCATCAGTATAACGATATCCATAGAGTTTATCAACATTAATTACTCCAGTCTTAGATACAGTAGCTTTACTATATTGATAAGCTGCTTTGCGCAATTCAAATTCTTTTCTTAATACTGATACAAACCTTTGAGTTTCGTCTATGAATTGCCTATATTTTTCATTTGAAAAACGCTTAGTAGCTCTTAAATATTGTTCTGAATTATCTCTAGATTTAAACAAAGTATTATAATCAATTATATTGCGATTTACTTCATTGACTGACGGTTCAAACGCAAACAATATACTATCAATTATATCTTGATCCTGTAAAAGGGTTTTTGAATTTTTCTCAAAAGCATTTACGGTCTCACAGTCGTCAATAGTATCTTCAAACAAAGTCTTATCAATTGGTTGATCAAATCCATCAGTCTCTGTATTTTCTTCTGAAGAATCTTGAGTTGATTCGCCATTACTAGATGTGACTTGACTATTTGTGTCGTCACTACTATTTTGAGGAGTTTCATCTAATTCTATTTCTAAACCTTGTGTATTATTCTTAGAAAATTCTTCTTGGTCTGATGAAATAGAAGAGTTATCTTTCTTTTGCTTTTCTTTATGTTCTTGAGAAAATACATAAAGTGCTTTTGCGGCAGCTAATACATCCTCCCAAGTAGAAACTGACATTACTTGCTTTAAGATTACTTGCTCAAAATCTTTAAATTTAACGTCTAAAACAGATCCTATCTTTGCGTGAAGATTTATTCTATCGGCTATCTTGTATGAGTCTAAAGAACGACCTTTTGTTTCAAAGAAATTTTTCTCGACTAATTCTAAATAACCACGACGAAAAGATGCAATCAAGCCTGGATAAGTTGTTTGTATCATCTTTTCAATACGTATATCTTCAACAATATTCACGTATCTGCTTGGGCATTCAAATGTATTTGAATCAAAGGTTGGAGTATAAAGTGCGTGACCAACTTCATGACCAACAAATAAGTCATAGATATCTTTACCGCTATCTTTTAATATTGGAAGACCTAGTACTCTATTCTTTACGTCAAAGAAAGCAGTCTTATAATTGCCATGCTGTATAGTGATATTCTCACGAGAAAGTAGTTTTGCAAGTACTGATTGGCTCTTATTCGCGTTTTTCATTCTGTAAATATAATACACTATCTCGTAGAATATGTACACATAAACGAAAAGCATAAGTTATTGATAACCAATAACTTACAAAACTGTGATATAATTACTTCAATTCTAATGGAAGCAGGCCGTGAATCTTTTTAATATTTTGTATTTCGTCTTTGTGACATACGAGAATTGCATCTTCCGTTTCCACTACTACGAGATCTTCTACTCCAAATAAAGCAATCGTTCTTCCATTACTCAATACTATATTGTTTTTAGATTCAATCGATAGTACGTTACCACGTATAGCATTGCCAGATTCATCATTCTTTAAATACTTTTCAATAGCAGTCCAAGTACCTACATCATCCCAATCAAATTCTGTTTTTATAGTAACTACACATAGAGCTTTTTCTAAGATAGCATAATCCACAGATATCTTATTCAATGTAGGAAATACAGTAGCAACATAATCATCAGCATTACTATTATTAGTAAGATAATGATTAATGAAGTTAGCCAATTCCGGCGCAGACCTAGTAGCC